GGTGACAGTTTCGCCGTTCTCCTTAGAGGTGACCTTGCCATCCACCACCTTGGCATCCTTGAGGAAGTCCGCCAGCATCGCACGGACGGCGATGTTGTTCTTGGACCCGGCAGCGGTGAGCTCCGCATCCACCGCAGCAGTCAGCTTGACCGTGGCCAGCTCCTTATCATAGGCGGCTTTCTGGTCCTTGTTCTGCTGGGTGAGCGTGTCGATCTGCTTTTGCAGTTCGGCATTGTCACCGGCGGACTTTTTCAGCTCGGAGAGCTGAGTGTCACGGGTCTTGATACCCTCACGGAGCTGCTTGACCTCGGTTTCCAGCTCTGTGACCTTGGCAGTCTTTGTGTTGAAGTCGGTGCGGGCCACAAAGCCCTTGCCGATCTCCTGAGAAACTGCTGTGTCAATTTCGGGGGTGTACGCATCCCCCAATACGGTTTTCAGCCATTCCAACATGATTGTTACCTCCTTGCATGTCTGCTGTCCTTTTTATCCGGCCAGTCCCGGTGTTGCAGTGCCCATCTTGTAGTCCGCCGGGCCAGCGGTATTTGGGTATGAAAAAAGCACCGTGCATTTTCAGCACGATGCTTTTAACATCAAAAAGGGGTTACTCCTCGGAGCTCTCCAGATCAGCGTGGTAGGGACACTTGAGGCACCGCTCACGCTGCTCCTCACTCCATGTGATGCCATTGGGCAGAATAGAGGGCTTTGCCTCATGGTCTGCCACAAGGACAATTTCCAGGCAAGTGGTCCCATCAACCTGCCCACCCGTAACAGGGCAAAAAACTGTGTTCAT